GGATGCCTTGTACATCTTTTCCTAGTACGAATTCTTTCCCATTGTCACGGCCAACTTTCTTTACTAAATCTACATAACGACCGACAATAAAAGATCCCAATATTTCTGTTCTAAAACGAATTTCTAGTTCAAACGTAGACGCGATTTGTTTTAAGAAATCTAGCGGATTAGTGAAATCCTTAATATGAATAGTCCGTACCCCACTGAACTCTGTAGTTCCACGTTTCCACTCTGTACCTTGTAAAGCAAAGTCTGTAGATTCGTTAACTGTAGTAGCTTGCAACGTTTGCGGTTTTATTACAGATGCCTTTTTTAGTTTTGTATGTTCTCCAAGAGTATGCGTTTTTTTAGAACGACCATCTGTAAGTTGTTCTGTTTCTGTTATTACATAGGAAACAAAAGTACCATCTCTCGTTTGTTTCACAATAAGATTTTTTTGCATAAGTTTGGCAGCATCTTTTGTACCATCCGCAATTGTAAATCCGAATTGATCTACATTATTTTTCATCTCCCATTGACGCAAATCATCCCAGTAATTTTCTTCTTTTATAACTCCGATAATTTTTTCTGTTTTGAAATCCACAATGTGTAATAGATTATTTGTTTTACTCATTTGTAACGCTCCCTATACGTGGCATCTACCTGTCCAATGTTGTTAGGGAATATTTCGATATCATTCTTGCCTTTTTCTACACGTATATAGTCACTCATAAAATCTTTTGTATGAATTGCATCTGCTCCATTAATACGTATACTTGCATCCGATGAATCGATTTCTACAAGATCACCTTTTTGAACAATGTAAGGTATTTGGCGTTCTGTATTGCTATTTACCTTTTGCACTTTAATATCATGCACAGCTGCAGTTAATGATGGTGCATCATTAAACGAACATATATGCACAACAATTTGAGCTACCTTTTTCATAAAGCTATTGCCCGTATCCCACCATTGGGCGAATTTTTCTGTATGGTAATTTCCTTTTTCATCAAGCAAGGCAATATCACCTTGCCAATAGTTCCCTACTCGTGCAATGTGTAGACGGCCATAAAAATTATTCCAAGTTGAACGATAATAACCAGTTTCCGCTATAATCAGATGATTGTAGTCACCGTTTCCTGCCATAACTTCACCAAAATTCTCGCTAGAATTTCTATATGCATCGAACATACCTACTTTTCCGACTACAACGCTGCTTTCATCTAATAAATAAAGTTCTACACGTCCCATAGTTGCGGGGTTTAAGTTTCGGCATTCAACTATTGCATCAAGCGTGAAGTCTTGTAGTGGTCCACCCGTAATACTTCTTTTCACCGCTGGCCCGTGCCAAAATTGTCCTTGACCGTAATCAGATGGCATGATGCGTGCGCCATCCGCTATCATTTTACCTGCTACAATTCCGTAATCAGAAACAAAATCTTTCCCCACTTCCGTCCAACCTACTAGAGAATTCGCCTTATCATGCATAACCAATTTATACCGACTTATAGGTGTTTCATCTACCTTAACTGGATATCCTATACGAAAATGTTGATCTCCATTTTTATTTATAATATCGATGAATGTGGAAGGGTTCTCTACTTGTATCTTGAAATTTGGTTCTGAAAATACACTTCCTTCATTCAAAACATTCATTTGGATAATATTATTTTGTTCTAGTTTTGCTTTTGCATTTCGAATTGGTCCTAATTTATACGGCATTGGGCAAATAAAAGTGATAACTCCTTTACCTCTGTTTACCATTTCATCCAAATCAATTGAACCATCAATAAAAGCTAAATACGTTCTATCTAGTTCATCATCAAAAATGAGTTCTGCCGGTTGTTCTGTAATTAACCAATTCGCTAAATCCTCTTTTATCTTTTGTAAATCTGCCATATCTTTCTTTGCTTTAATGACAAGAGGAACATCAATACGGCGTTCCTCCGTTTCTGTATTAATAAAAAAAGCTCCTGGACGATGAGGAACTCTGACAAGATTTCTTTTAATTGGAGCCCACGAAGGACGTTTTCTTCCTACTAGCATTTGAATATAATCTTTTCGAATATTATTAAATGTAAAGCTTAATTTGCTCAAAAATATCACCGTCCTTAAAATTGCTCTAATCGTTTTCTCTTACGTTCTTGAAGATCTGTGGTATATTCATACGTACCATTTGCTAACTCTTTACCGTCAAGAATATTGGTCATATTTACAGTAAGATTAATTTCCTTTTCATTAAGCGATCCATTTGTAGACATGTTTCTATTAGTTGAAACTGTATTCTGCCTCGCGTTAGGTTGGTTATAACTTGAAAAGTCATTTAAAGAATCACTAGGAATATTGTAATGTGAAGTTTGGAATCCAAAATCAAATACAGATGGCATATTGTTCATCTGTTTCTTAACCGTTCCAACCACATTTCTTGCTGCATCCACAACAAAACGTTTTCCTTTATCCATCCCCACGCCAACCCCCTCTGGGACTGCACTACCAACAGGAATCATCACTTTTGATGGACTGTTAATCTCTAGTGCACCTGAAATGGTATTTTTAATTTCACTCGCAATACCTTTTGCTTTACTATACAGGCCGTCAGTTGCCGAATCTAAACCACTTTCAAGTCCCTCTATAATTGACGAACCAATCGAAGATAAATCTATTGAACTGAAAAAGCTTTCAACTTCGCTCCACTTTTCCTCAATTCCACTTTTTACTTCAGACATTTTATCTTTTACAGCCTGTACTTTTTCACTGAATTTTTGAGAAACTGTATTTTTAATTTCTTCAACTTTATTACTTGCTGAAGTTTTTGTTTCTTCCCACCATGTTGTTACACCTGACCATAATTCTTGCATTTTTTGGACAACATCATCTTTCATAACTTGGTATTTAGATTTTATTTCACCAGTTTCCCAATCTACTTCATTTACGTGTTCACCAGCTTGCGCTTTTGCTTCACCCACAATTTCAGTATGCTTGTCTCGCGCTGTTGAAACGGTGCTGTCATACTGTCGTTTTGCTTCAGCAATTACAGCATCCGCTTCTTGTGCATTCAGCCCACCCATTTCATCACGTTGACGAATCGCTTCAGCTATTTTATCGTCACGCGTTTTTTTAGCATCCGCTATAACTTTATCCCTAGCATCCGCGCTATGTTGTACAACTTCCGCTGCTTGTCTTGCTGAAATTTCACTAGCTTGCACACGCATATTTTCAAAAATTACTTTTTGTTCCATTTGATTTTTAGACATATGTTCAACGGCAACTCTGTCCATTTCATCTTGTAAAGCTTGAATAGCAACATTCTCACTATGTGTTTTTTCTCGATGTTCTGATGCCGCTAAATCATTAATCTCTTTTATTTTCCGATTTTTTTCTGCTACTTTTATTTTTTCATCTTCATATTTTTGATTTAATAACTCTAGCCTTTTATTTTCCTCTTCACTCGTAAGAACATATGAATCAGCAAACAATTTTCTCAATCGTTCCGTTTCTTTTTGCTTGCGCTCATCAACTTTTGTAATGATTTTCTCGGTTAATTGATCGTATTGTTGACCAAGTTTTTGAGCTTGTTCGGTTGTCATCACTTCATGATTCAGTTTAATTTCAGTTAATTTTTGTCTAATTCCATCAGATAACTTGAAATAATCACCAAGAACTTTCTTTGTGGAGGAACTTACTTTACCCTCTGTATTTGTAGCAAAGCGATCTACTGAAGCAATACTGTCCTCAGTTGCTTTTTGATATGCTTTATATGCAACAACTCCAGTTCCAATTAAGGCGGCTGCTATTAAGCCAACTGGACCAAATAATAAACCTATTGCACTTCCTAAAAATCCAACCGCAGCACTAGCAAGACCCGCAGCACCACCAACAATTCCTAATGATGTTGCTAATGCTCCAATCCCTGACATAACCATCCCAACCGCTGCTAGAACTACTCCAATAACTGTTGCAATAGCCGTTAAAGCAAGAACAATACCACCTGTAATTGCTATAGCTTTTTGTACTGGTCCAGGTAATGCGTTAAATCCATCCACAAGTTTCTGTAATCCAGCAACAAAAGCACTAACCACAGGAGCAAGCGCATCACCAATTGTCTTTTTCATTGTGTCGAACGCTCCACTTAACTGCTCAATACGACCTTTCAAAGTGTTCATTTTTGTATTGGCTGTCTCTAAAGCAGTTACTTTGGACATTTCGGTATACATTTTATTTACACCTTGTGAGCCTTCATTAAACAGAATGGTTGCACCACGAACTGCATCAGAACCAAATAACGTTTCTAAGGCCATACTTCGTTGTTGATCTGTTAAATCTTTCATGGATTCTTTTAAAATTCCAGATATATTTTCTAAACTTTGTATATGTCCTTGTTGATCGTAGAATTTTGATGACAAGAAAGCAGAACTTGTTGCTAACTCACGGAATGTTGTCTCACATTTTTCATTCCATTTCTTAGCTCCTTCTGTCTTCATTACATATTTTTCTAAAGCTGTTTCGATATCTCCTACACTTCTAGAAGCTGGTGTAATACCATTTTGTACTAAGAAATCAAATCCAGCTTGAGCGTTATAAGTGATAAGGCCTAAATCTTTCATCTTGTTATATGCTTCTTTAGTAGATGGGTTTAACCTCATAAGCATTGTTTTTAGTGAAGTACCTGCATCAGAACCTTTTAAACCATTTTGAGCGAATACCGCTAAAGCTGTTGCTGTATCTTTAAACGTCATACCTGCTCCAGCTGCAACTGCGGCGGATGCTGATAAACCATATTTCAGTTCATGTACATCAGTGGCTGAAGCGTTAGCGGCTCCTGCAAGTAAGTTAGCGGCATCTGTAACACTTAAACCGTCTCTTTTAAATGCATTCAAAGCGGTTGAAGCAATTTCTGCTGCTTCTCCTAACTCTAATTCTCCAGCTGCCGCTAAATTAAGCGCACCTTCTAATCCACCGTTGATAATATCCGTTAAACCAACACCGGCTTTTATTAATTCTTCAATCCCTTTTCCAGCTTCTACAGAAGAGTACTTTGTATCTTCTCCATATTTAACAGCTAATTCGGAGAGTTTACCCATTTCTTGTCCTGTCGCACCAGATACCGCTTTTATGTTCGCCATCTGCTGTTCGAAGTTCATGGATTCTACCACTGCTGATTTTAGACCACGACCAATTGCATAAGTCATACCACCAAATACCATGCCGATCTGCATTCCGGCATTTTGCAAATGATTCCCTAGCTCTTCCATACGATTCCCGAAATTTAGAAGTCGATTTCCCTGCTGATCCAATTCACGGTTTGCCTGTTGTAATTGTGTTTCAAACCGATTTAATTCACTTGTCGCTCGGTGGATTTGCTCGGCATATCGTTGCGCTGACTGACTTGCTTCCCCTTCTTCTGTCTTGGCTCGATTATAGGATTGTTGAAGCTCCCTAATTTTTTCTTTTTGTTTATCTACCGTACGAGATAAAACATCAACTTTAGCTCGTGTTTGTTCCGTTGCATTGGAAAACCCGCCCATACCTGTTGTAATAGACTGAAATTCAGCCTGTAGGGATTTTAAAGAGTTATTTAACTTATCCATCCCTTTTTGTTCAGCTTGCTTATTTACTTGCTTTAATTCATTTTCAAATCTATTTAAATCAGCAACTGCCTTATTGACCTGCGAAGCATATCGCTGAGTTGCTGCATCATTCTCACCTAATTTAGCCTTATTTTGATCATATGCTTGCCGTAACGCCTTAACCTTCTCTTTTTGTGCGTCAATGAGCCTACTTAGAGTATCCATTTTCGCTTGTGTTTGTTGACTAGCACTAGCGAAACCACCCATCCCTGTACTTACGGATTTCAATTCGTTCTGCAATGTCCTTACTGCACGTCCTGAAGTCGCTATACCTTGACGGAAATTCACATTATCAAGGGAAAGTCTAACTACCAGATTGTTCATTTCATTTGCCAATGTCTCACCCCCTTGTTAGATAATGTTTTCTGCCGGAACTTCAATTTCATTCGAATTCTTATCTTCAACATTTGAATTATCTTGTTCACGTTGCTTTCGATTCAGCCTTAAATAATGCCAAATATCCATTTCATTATCGATATGATGATGTTTATAACCTTGACGTAATAAAGAGAGGTAGAGCTCATCCATAAACTCATTGAACGTCAGCCCTCCTCCCTCTACGCGTTTGGGTTTTCTTCTCCTCCAGCTCCAGGATTACCACCAGCTGCTTCCACAGTTTCATTAATAATTGCGTTGATTACATCTGAAGTTGTCGATAAGAATTTACGAGCATCCACACCATCCCAATATTGATCTAATGTAAATTGACCATCGTACACTTTCACTACGAATTGGACCATTTTATCCATATCCTCTGGACCAGGATTGTTTGGAATTTCAGCAAGCTCAGGAGCTTGGCGTATAAGACGTGCCGGGATAAATCCTGGCATATTAAAAATTTGATTTTCTCCATTAATTCGTAAAGTTAATTTCATAGTTTATTCCTCCTTAGTTAATAAAAAAGAGAGAGCAAACGCTCCCTCTTACTGACCAGATGGTGATTGAGTTGCTGTTTTTTCGTAAACCTTTTTAAACCAATTATCTCCGACGGCTTTTGTGAATGTAGGTTCATCAGCATCGGCAGTAAATTTCGGTCTATCATCAAAATCACGTTCAATGAACGAGCCTTTAAGTTTTGTAGTCTGGAAGTTTGGTTTATCTTTTTTCGTTTCGCCTTCTTCCTCTTCTTGTGAAAGCTTCCCTTTTAGTAACCAAACATATCGATATTTCCCATTCGCTTTTAAGAAGCGCCATCCGATTGCCAAATATGGCTTTTCACCTTCGCGTCTTTCGTCTAATACACCGTCTTTAACTTCTGGATATCCTTCAATGTCTGCTTTAGTTGATAGCGAAATACTACGAAGTTCGATTTCTACTTCTACTTCTCCGTCAGACTCAGCAATTTCAGACTTTTTGTTATCACTCCACATAATCTCAGAAGCTACTTTTTTAGATGTTTTAATCTTTACAGCGCCTTCCATTTCCTTTACTGTATCGTAGTTAACACCTGCTGCATCATCTTTCAATAATTTAGCGTAAACAAGGCTATCTACACCGACAGTCGAACTAATTTTAATAATTTCTCCAGCCATTTATAACTCCACTCCTTTCGCGAATCGCATCGCGTAATGAAAAATTTGTGTATCATCTTCATATAAATCAGCAACCGCATAACGTGAGAAACCAATACTTTTCATGATTTCATTCACTTTTTGATGAATTGCTGTTGTACTGCCCTTTGACCAAATATCAATTTGAAATGTAATTTCACTTTCGCTTTCCTCATTATCCGCAAATCCATCTGGACTATTGTTTAATTCGAAAAATGTAATCCGTGGAAACTCTTCAGCGTTTTTGGCTTTACGATAATAAACACGTTTTCCACCTAATAAAGAAACAAGCTCCTGATTATTTTCAAGAGCTTGTACAATTTCGGGGCGTAAATTTATCATAAATTCAACCTCATTTCGTTCTTCAAAATGTCTGTCATAGCACGAATTGCCGCTTCTTTTGAAGAATTAAATCCTGGTTCAATAAATGGTTGAGCTGGCATTTTAGATGTTCCCCATTCTACGAATTTTCCATAGAAATATGGAGAACGATCCGCTTTGTCTATTCCAATCTTGATAGTTTTTATGCCGCCTTCCATTTTAGCTTTTGTAACTCGTATATTATCAGCCAAATGTTGACCGGTGCGCCACGGTTCGCTTTTCGTTGCTTTTTTAGGGCTGCCGCTTCTTGGAGCTATTTCTGATATAGCTTTTCGAATAGGTTCTCCACCAGCTGCAAGAGCTTTATCTTCAATTTTTTCTCCACGTAGACCCATTTGATCTAGTTCAGTGATTAAACGATCAAAACCTAATAAATCTACACCATCAGCCATTCATTCCACCACGCTTCCACATGATTGATAACATGTGTTTTTCAGTTGGAATAACCGAAACAATGTCATAAATTGTGTTTTTGTACTTAATTTTCATATCAGCATTCACATCTGTGCGGAATCGTATTTCTGTTTCCCCCTGAACTTCGCTATTTGCTGCGGCTGCTTCAAAGTATTTTCTACCCTTTAAAAAAATAAAAGAACCCCATACAGTAAAAGAATCTTTATAGTCATCTATTGGTTCACCATCGGGACCCCTTGCATCTTCATCTTTTATTTGAAATGTAAGACGTTTATCTAATTTACCTGGATTCATGTGGAATCACCTACACAATATTGCAATTGAACTAGTATCGACTGTAAACTAAAAGCTAACTGTTCAGCTTTTCCAACCGCTTCACGGTTTTCGTGCCAATGAGCAATTAAAATACGAGCCGCTAGTTTAGCAAGCTCGCTCTTTAAATCTACATTTTTACTTGTGGCATTCTTAATATATATTTCAGCTGCTTCTACGAAAGATGTAATGAGATCGTCCTCCTCATCACCATCCACACGAAGATATTTTTTTGCTTCCTCTAATGTTAGTATCAAGAAGGACACCTCCTACCTTATTAAGCTCCTGCTTTAGGCGTAATCGTAATTTGTCCATACACAACTGCTTCTGTATCCCATAATGTAACGTCTTCACGTTCAATTGCTCGGAATTCTGTTGTATTACCTCTCCAAGCACTTCCGCCCTCTTTCGTCATATCAAGCGATAACTGCTGTCTATCCCATAACACAACCGCTTCTTTCAGATCCCCAACAATAAATGGTGCCTTACCATCTTTATCTGTAGCAATTGTCTTATTAGATAAAACAATGACTGGCTTTCCTGACAATAACTTACGAGTTGGATTTGTTGGGTCTGGTTGAAGAAGTGGACGACCGTCCTTATCTTCTAATTGATCTAAGTAATTGAATCCATCCTGATTTGTAAAAATGTTTGCTACAGCTGCAAAAGATGGGTCTAATGTGACGTTTAATGCAGTTTTTATTCCTTTATAATCCTTTAAATCAACTTTTGTTAACTTATTGATTTCTTGTAAGATTAAATAATTACGAGTTGCAACGGATTTCTTCGCGATCCACTGGCGTAAATACGCTTCTAGAGCTTGATCCGTATCATTTAATAAATCATTTGGTACAGGTAGGAACCCTGCATAATCCTCAATAACATACGGTAACCGATCAAATTGTGGTGAAGCGATTTCTTGCATTGCATTTGGGTTTCCGTACTCAGATAATGGAGCGAAAGGTGTAGATGCTGCACGTTTTTCTAATGTACGAGCCCCCTTGTTTGTTGAAACCGGTTGTACATTTACATATTGCTCTAAATTATCGACTGTTTGTTTTAACTGATTAATAGTTGTAGTAATATCTTCTGGAACGATATAACCACCATCTTTACCTGTATTCTCAGATAATGCGGCTTTGTATTCCTGCATAACACTTGCTTCTTCATTGCTTAAATTTTGGCCACGAATAGCTTTCATAAATACATCTTTATAAGACGTATCTTCGTTTTTAATTGGGTCTGTAACTAATGCGCCTGTTTGTGAGTTTACAGGTTCAGGAACTTGAATTTGCTTCATCGCTAGATAGTTATCTAGTTCATTTTTCGCGTTTTTCGCTTCCTCAATTTTCGCTTTTGCATCTTCATATTTACCGCTGTTATTAAATTCTTCTGCTTTCGCTTTTAAATCAGCAATTCTTTGACGTAATTCTTGTTCGTGCTTATCCATTCAATATTTCCTCCTTGTTTTGGCACAAAAAATAGACCTATAGTTCTAACAGGTCTAGTGCGTTTTGTATTTTTAATTGTTCATTAAGGTCCTTCTTTGAACTAGAAGGCAATTTTGCTACTATTTTATTAGGTGTTTTTTGATATTTATCAAAGTAATCACTACTACAAGCTGCGACTTCTTTTGCTTCCACAACTTCAATATTGAAGTATTTTTCAGCTTGTTCGCCACTTAACCAAGTCTCGGCATCTACTAATTGCTGAATTTCTTCAATTTCTATCCCTTCTTTTAAGTTTTCCTTGTATACATTCATGATTCCTGACTCGATGTTATCAAGGTCTTCTGCTGCTTTTCGAAAATCAATTGCATTTCCAGCCGCATATGTCCAAGGCTTATGAATCATTAAGAAAGCATTAGAAGGGACAACCACACGATCGCCAGCTAGAGCAATTACAGAAGCGATAGAAGCTGCGACACCATCCACATAAACAGTTTTTTGAGCCTTATTTCGCTTTAGCATATTATAAATAGCTAAACCGGCAAATACAGAGCCACCGCCACTATTTACATAGATGTTAAGGTTACTTTTATCATCTAATTGCCCCAAAATATTTTTCACATCATCGGGCATAATGTCAGAATCATCCCATTTCCAGCCTGTATTATTTATAATGTCACCATATATAAATAGGTCTGCTGACGATTCTGTTTGATTTTTAATAGTAAATATGTCTTTAATTGTCCTCACCTCCTTTCAGCGACAAACCACCACTAGCTTTCGCTAATTGGTATTCATCCGCAATCTCAATAGATACATGGTTTAGGTCGACACGATGCTTATCACCGTATTCTCCAATTCCATCTATATCTTCTAGCTCTAATACTTTATTGATTGAGAAAGCACCAGCATCTAACATAATTTTATAGAATTCTGCTCTTGATTTGGAGTCAGCACGTAGTAAGCTTGTTAGATTAAACTTTAAGTAATATCGTTTTTGCTCATTAAATGAAAATGCTTTGTAAGAAAACTCTTCTTCATATTGGATAAGAATCGGACTCAATGTATTTTGAATAAAATCCAACGCCTGTTGCTCAATATTGGAGAATGTAGCACGATCCAACTCATTAATCATGTGCAAAGGAATATTAAAGATGTTTGCAATCTCACCTTTATCAAATTTCATACCTTCAATAAATTGAGCATCTTTCAAAGGCATTCCAACTTTTTCAAATTCTAATCCAGCATCTAAAATGGCAATCCTTTGCGCATTATTTAAGCCAGTGTTTGCTTCTTCCCAAGCGTCACGAAGTACATCTTTTGCTTCTTTTCCAAGAGCCTGTTGTGTTTTCAATATCCCACTATGAGCCGCTCCATTGGTAAAGAATTTACCTTTAAATTTTTGTGCCGCTTGCGAGCTACCTATCGATTCTCTTGCAATTTGAATAGGCGGTTTCCCTTTCAAACCATCAGTGGACAATGTAGTAAGATGTATAATATCATCATCTGGTATTTTTACGAATGTACCATTTGGTAAACTAGTAAAATACCATAATTTATTCGTATTTAAATCCAAAGTGGGAGTAGTAACCGCTGGGTTCAATACCCATAACTCCTTCGGTCTGCCGTCCACACCCCAATGAATATTAATGTAAGCATTTCCCCATGTATTACGATGTGTCTCGATTAAATGCTTGAATTTAAATGGGCTTTGGTAAGGATTTGGCCGTCTTTCTAAAACAAACGAAACTTGGTGCAACTTATCTCGTTCTCTTCCCTTTGATGTCTTTCTAAAAACCTGAAAAGGAAGCATTGCAACGCTATTTGCAAGGATGTTAATGCATCGATATACTGTGGGGACACCTAAAGATGATTCCACTGTAACCTTTTCACCACTTGCGGCTTGATAACCAAATAAACTTTTAAACCAAGGAGACGGATTTTTTAAATCAGTCGTATCTTGATTTTTAAATAACTGTCGAAAAATCAAAAGTTTCACCTCCTTTCTATCTTCTTATCATTACCACCCCCAACAGCGTGAGAATAATACCTAGTAAATACCATCCGTAAATTGGATTAATAAAAAAGGTCGTCCCAACAATGATGGACAACCCTGAAATCAATAGAATATCTTCTAAAATACTGATAAAAAATAATAAAAACCGCATTTCATTCCTCCTAGAATGAGAAATCTTGACCTAAAATATAGGAGTTTAAATCCATTTCACCAGAATTTAGCAGACATCGAACATGCGAGTTAATAACAGCCGCAATCGGGTCAATTCTTTCTGTTGCTTTTGATTTGTCCAACATAATGTTTTCGTTAGCATCCTGCCTCGTTATAGCATTACTAACGGCCCAATTTAATACAGGATTATTATTATGGATGACTTTTTTCTGATATACTTGTTCTCTAAAATCTTTTGTAGGACCTGATAAAGTTGCCATCCCTTGGCGTATCTCTATCATCGTATACCCTTCCGCCTCCATATCTTGCATGAATTGCGTTGCATTCCAAGGATCTGCACATATTTCTTTGATTTTGAACTTATGCTCTTTTTCCATATTTCTAATATGTGTTTTGATAAATTCATAGTCAACTACCGCACCAGGCGTTGTTGTAATCCATCCTTGCTTTATCCATAAATCATATGGAACTTTATCTGTCTTCCTTTTCTCATGTAAAGTATCTTCTGGCATAAAGCTGTGACTAATCACTATATATGTATCGTCCTTTTTAAACTCGAAATCTACACTTGTTAAATCGATTTTCGCTGATAAATCGACTCCTACTGTACATTCCAACCCTTTTAATTCAGATAACTCTATAGTCCCGTCACAATCTTTCCACTTTTGCATGTCCATGTAGCCGTTTTCCTTCATATCGACCCATCTATTCATGTTTTTTGTGAGATAATTACGCATCTTCTCTGGAACATCAAGGGCTGATTGAAGTTCTCCTTTTAGGAAAGAACGTCCTTCTTCATAGCTACATAGGATGGGATTTGCTTTCTCCCACACTTCTGGATTGGTAATTTCATCATCTTTATCTAATTCATTAACCATGACAAAATATTCTTCATTCTCAATATCGATATTAGGATCTAAAATCTTAGAAACGTATTGATATTCCACACGATAGCAAGGATGACTCAAGTTGAAACCAGCTGTCGTAATAATCATCATCAGTGGTTGCGGACGCGCCCCTGAGCCTGACACCAGAACATCATAAATTTCAGAAGTAGGATGGGCATGATATTCATCGATAATCCCGCACTGGACATTCAGTCCATCACCAGATTTCCCCGCATCTTTTGATAGCGCGGAAATAAAAGAATCTGTTTTGAGATGTTCAATTCTCCCATATGCAATATTGAATTTTCCTCTTAAATCTTCACAACCATTCATTTGCGCTTTAATTTCATTCCAAACAATTTTACTTTGTTCCGTTTTTGTAGCACCAACATATACTTCCGACATATTCTCACCAAAGGCCATCGCTTCATAGGAACCAACGCAAGCTAACGATTGGGATTTCGCATTTTTACGCCCTACTTGCCAATATGCCTTTTTAAATCGACGTAACCCTGTATTTCGATGCATCCAGCCATAAATATTACTAAACACAAAGATTTGTATCGAATGCGGCTCAATTCTTTCCCCAGCTAATTTTCCTTTTGTATGTTTAAAAAGAGACATCCATTTTAAAAAACGAAGAGCTTTTTCTTCATTAAAAATATAAGGGAAATCTTCTGTTCCTTCACGCTCAATATCTCTTAAAAATCGTTCACAAGATTGTTTATGTTTCCCACAAGCAATGACTTCGCCATTTAAAACATCATCACAATAATCAAGCATCCATTTCCTTATCATGCTATACGTCAAACTCCTTTTCTACATTGGTTTTCAGGCCTTGTTTACTATTTGGAATGACTATTTTTGCTCGTGCACTTGGTGTAAGACCAAACTCAACAGCCAAAGCCTTCATTTGCTCATGCAATTGCTTTTTCTTTGTTAGTAGTGGATGAGGTACTTTATTGGTTTCAGCCGCCTTATTGGTATATTCAACAAGTAGCCCTTCTTCTCGAATAATCTTGGTGCATTCAACATAGTCAGAAAAAGCATCACAATACGTTGCTAATGCATTCACATCTATGTTTGTAATCACATCCAACTCCAATAATTCACCTGCAATCCGTTTGAACTCTCTCTTAGCAACTGAATCTAACCATGTTGGTGGTTTTACTTTATCCTTTTTTGCTTGTAACTTCTTTTCAGCCGCTAACCTTTGATTAATCTCTTCTTTTGTTAGTCGATTTGTATTTCCTTCTAATAAATGTAGATGAATCGGTTTCGCTTTTCTTCCTATGAGAACCACCTCCTTCAACCGAACCCCCTTTTATGGAATAAAACGAATTTTTTACACAGAAAGCTAGGCGGCGGTCTCCAGGAAGTCGCCTTTTGCTTTTTCATGGTGGGGGGTTGTTTATGAATTTTTTCTTTCGAATTATTTTCTGTTTTTCTTTTCATCTTCTTTTGTTTTTTTGTTATGACAAGCATGACAAAGCGTTTGTAAGTTAGTCGGTTCTAATCGCTTCGACCAATTGATACGAATAGGTATGATATGATCGACTACATCACCTATCTTAATGATGTCATTGCTTCTACATTGAACACATAAGCCATGATCTCTACGATAAATAAGCTCACGCATATCCTTCCACAGTCTTGAGTTGTAGAATGAACGTGAACTTTTGTTTCGTATGTGTTTGTCATAGTATCTTGTGGCCTCCTGTACCTTATCTTGATGCTTACTACAATACGTATCCCGTGTCAGTTCATTGCAACCTAATAACTTACACGGCTTGAACGGTTTACTTGGCACCTTCCATCCTCTTCCTCAACCGCTTCATTTCATTCTCGATGTCGAGGTTCCTCTTGTTAATACGTTCGTGACACTTTGCTATATCCGCTTGATATTTACGAACCCTATCGTTCACATATGCAGCAACATGTTCTTTGCTACAATGAGGACATGTGAAGTAACACTTCTCAACACGATTAGGAAGCTGTGCTACTTGCGGTTGCATATCGTAATCTTTATTACAGTTAGAACAATAGACTTGCATTTATCCTCACTCCTTATTTACAACTATCGTTTGAGCCATTGCTTTACCATCACAAAATAATTCAACTGTTTCATTTGAATTAGTAAACTTAGCAATTACTTTTTCTAACTTCTCAAGTGCTTCCACACATTCATTAACCGCAGTAGTTAATTCTTTAATGTCTTCATTTGCTTCTCTTGCGTCACCTTCTATCTTTAATGATAATGAACTCTTCTGATCATTCATCACTTATCCTCCTCCAAAATAAAAAGCATCCTAATGGATGCTTTACTAAAAAATCGAACTATATTCTTGATTGTAACTCTTCTTTTGCTAATTCAATTGTAGAAATTAAATCCTCTATATCTATGGATATAAGATGTTCAGAAGATGGTTTTTCAATAAGGGCTTCCATTATCTTTTTATATTTTTCTACTAACTCTAAATAATAACTCAAGTCATTGATTTTTGCTACGCTTAAAAAATCATTTAGCGCAAATCCAATTTCATCGAAATCTTTCTTAAGATTAGAGTCTTTTATAATAGCATTTCCTTTTAACTCTTTTACTTTTTCTACTTCCTTTTTTGTGTAACTAATTAAACCTTTTCTATCAACTGTTTCACTGGTATTTTTAATTTCTTTACTCAAATCATCTTTTATTTCCTGATTAACCTCCTCAGCAGAAAATAAAGTAATAAATTGTAAGGGAGTTAGAATTTTAAAAGTGTTATTATTTAATTCTTTTCTTGTATAAAATTCTTCAACAAGTTCTCTCCTTGCACCTAAAACCTCATCATTTACCTTATAAACCCAGTCTCCTTTATTAACATCATTTGTCACAAAAATAACATCATTTTTTATCTGGCATATATGATCCCAAATAATCAAATCACCATATTTGTTTATTTTTTTAGACGAATCCATATGACCAGGTGGAATTTTATTCTCTTTTCTACGAGTCCATTCTTTTTCCAAATCCTCGTCCTTTAGTAAACCTTCTGGATTAAAATAACTTTTCTGAATAATTTCTTCATAATTTTTTAAAATCAAATCACGATCAATATATTCTCCCAATTTTTGTTGTAGTTTTGTTAAACCATCAACATATTCTTTTCTACAATTATTTAAAACCTCAATACACTTATTATATTGCTTCTCTAAATTAATAATCTCGCTATGCTCACTTTTTAAAATAGATAAAGCTGGAATAACTTGCTCTAATGCTGTTTGGTTCTTAATCTTTCCTCCTAAATTACTCTTTACATTATGAATTTGTTTGGCCATTTCTTCAATTTTTTCTGACCTTTGTCGAGAAAATTCCTTTACAACATGCGATGGAATTTTTAATCTTCCTTCATCTGACAATTGTTTTAAAACTTTTAACATACTTTCAAAAGTACCTTCTTTGCGTTGATACCCCATTAATAATACATTAGTATCTATTACAACCGTTGCGGTTTTCTTTATATCATCTAATGTTTTAATATTAATAAACAAATTATAATATGACATTCCCCTTCAATCATCCTTCTTAATTTATATTTTAATCTCAATATCATAATATCACTATGAAAATTCTTTTCAAATATAAAATTCTTTGTTTCCAACGCTTGCTTCGTTATATACATTAACGAAATTTTATTCTTCTTCCAACTACTTAATATTGCTACTTCGATCTCTCTCAACATTATTAAGTAACTGGAAGAAGAGCAAAAGCTCTCCCTAACGATGGTATCATCCAATCGTTACCATCTCATCTGCTGATTTCGGATTTTATGTGCCATCATTATGAGTCGTTTAGAAAAAATATAAAGGAATGTTTATGAGTTGTGTTTTCCGCCACTTCTCACAATACAAATATATCACGTTGATTCCAAAACAACCGGCACATTTCCTGCCAAAAAGCGGTCACGACTCTGCCACTTTTTTTATGATTTTATAGTTTTTAAAAATGCCTCTGCACGAGCTGGTCTAGAAATAAGATCATCGACTATGTAATTTAGCAAACCAAATAATGTATACGCATATTCAGGCTTATCATCTAAATCTATTTTCCCTGCATGTACCGCAGCATTTCCAACTAATCTTACTGCATTCAATGCTTTATCAATTGGTTCCGAAAGTTTCCCTTCTTTGTGTAACAATTTAATATTATCATTCACACTATTTCTCGGAGGACATTTTAATCCTACTATAAGTAATTTTTCAACCGCTAACCTTAGTAAAGCGCATGCCGACTTAGGAGATAGATTTACAATTTCTCTTGCCTCGTTATATAACTTTTTAACCTCTTCAGGCATATCTGTACACGGATCTTCTATAGTATGACAAATAGGATAGACAACTCTACTATCCTTCCAAATTAAATACGATAAACATATACTACAAACACTTATATCTATGTGCCACTCTTCTTGAGAAAACACTGAATATTTTTCGCCTTCAGGTACTATTCGCTCTTGAGGTGCTATTTCATTTTGAGATTCTAAATCCATTAATCGACGATTTCTCGCTTGTATACGCTCTGTATAGAATTTCCCAGCTTCCTGTAGTAAAGGTGTAATATTATCATGACCACGTGCTATAAACCACATATGCTTTGTTTTACTATTACAGTGTGGACATTGAAATACTTCCGATAAAAATTCTGGTTCTACATTCTGACTTTTCATTTGAATCCTCCTTTTTTAATTAAACACAGCATCTAAATTATATATTACCATTAAATCTCAACACACTTACCCATATGTTCTATTTTGTGTAACTAAGCCAAACGCTACAGCCCTTGATATTCATAACTTCATAACACTTCCTCTTTTGAGTTACACAACACAATAAAAATGAGTAACTGTATAGAATTAAAAAGAAAAAAGCAATGATTAGATTTTAAACCTAGTCATTGCTTTGTCCATTGCATCTTGATTTACTCCTATATATCGTAATGTTACTCGTTGACTCGAATGATTAAATATCTCCATTAGCAAGGCTATATTCTTTGTCTGCATGTACATATGATATCCGAAAGTCTTACGTAGTGTATGTGTTCCAATCTCATCTAAACCGAACTCTGCTGCTGTGGTACTAAGTATTTTATATGCCATACTTCTTCCTATTGGTCGATTCTTTCCTTGTCTGCTCTTGATTAGATATTCATGATCTTCCATCTCTTCGATATACCATTTCAATTCTCTTCTTAATGCTGCAGTAATCTGAATTCGTTTCTGCTTGCCTGTCTTCATTTCACGCATTGAGATATGACTTCCTTTTAAATCTCCAATCTTCAGTTTTAGAATGTCACTAATACGTAGACCTGTATTAATTCCCATTACAAACAAGATATAATTCCGTTCGTTCTTTTCTCTTAAATACTCTTTAATTTGTTGTATTTGCTCTGGATCACGTATTGGCTGAACAAAATTCATTATTCAATCCCTCCAGTTTCTTCTGTCTCGTAAACTTCTAATCTAAGAGCAAAAGCAAGTTTATAAAACACTCTAGCCTTAACACGTCTATATGTACGCTCACTCATACCAATTTCGTTATAAACCATATAATCACATACATCTTCATCTTCTAAATAACGCTTAATGATAATATTTCTTTGATCTTCTCCTGCACGCCCATTACCCAAACGATTTAGGAATTGATCGATACGAAATGACGTTTTCTTAATCCACTCTTCTCGTTTACTTTGTTGTATATTAGCCATCGCTACATCTTCTAATGGCTTTCCTACATCATTTGTAGGTCCGTGATATCTAATTTCATAAGAAGGAGTGACTTTCATTTCTTCTCGCATCATTCCAAACTGTCTATATAAACGTACATTTTCGAGAACACCTTCTAATTTTTTCTGCGTTGCTACTCTATCGATTTTTGGTAAGAAAGATAATTGTATAGTCATGTAAGACCACTCCTTTTTATTTTTTAATTACTTTTGTCTTAATGCTCCACGCCTACGCTCATAACAAGGTCTATGCATCCCCATTAAATCCTCAATCTCACGAGTGCTTAATTTCTCTTTTCGTTTTTTCTTATTTTTCTTCTTAGCTTGTTTTGATTGCTTTTTCCATTCACGTAACTGATCTTTTAGCGCCTTCATTTCCCCATCTCCTTTTTCAAAAATAAAAAGGACACCTATCCCTAAAACAGCTTTGATTGCCGCTTTAACGAATTGGTGTCCTCTAGTTTTCTAGCCGGACTATATTCAGTTTGCTTTCACTTTAAAAGGATTATTTTGTTCAAATTCATACGATTTCTGATAAACTAAAAAATGCAAACTAACATTATTAGAAAAGAGATGACATTGTGAATATATGGGCTAAGTTATCTTTAATTTGTGTTCCCTACGCGCTTTTAACTGTATTGAATGAAGAAACATTAGAAATAGGTGGATCAGCTAATATTTTTTGGAAAATCGGGCTATTCACACCACTTATAGGAATATTTTTATCATTGGGTGCTAGTTCTACTAGTCAACGAATTTTACTTGTATTACTTAATACAAGTTATTATCTTGTATGGATCTATCTTATTTATACCGCTCCTATGTTTCCACCAGACAAATACACGCCGCGTTAAAGTAAATTTGAAGAGCAGCGATGAACTTGTGCTAGCTGCTCTTTATCTATCGGATAAGCTTCTAATCTGTACAAAATGAAATTTTTAATCAATTTCTGCATCTAAACCATCATCAATTAAGAAGTCACATAGTAAATCTAAATCACCACTTGCCACAACCATTTCCTACGCTTCGCCTTCATAACCATATTCCTCTGCAAGAGCATGGACAGCGCGATTAAAATCTGTAAAATTGAATTCTCCGTAATTAATAACTAATGTTCTCATATTCATTCTCCTTTTCTAATAAAATATCGTTTTTATTGAAAAATCACTTTGATTCATTTTCTCTATGGTATAATCTGCATTATTTACTTTTCGAGAAGGGATAACGTAATGAGAGAATACTTTGGTTTCATTTCAATGTTTTTAACTGCATTCTTATTTTTCAATCTGTATTTTGCCGGTCCTCCTTTAATTTTGATACCTATCTCAATTGTTTTGGCTATTTTGGCTCCGAAAGGTACAGCCAAAACATTTGCTTTTATTAGTTTAATAATTCTAGGCATTGTCTTCGCTTGCATATACATTCTCCTTTCTATGATTGGTTCGGGATTAGCTGAAACTCATCTCAGATAATCCCTTTCTCTCAAATAACTATTTTGTTATATTCCTTGCACCTCTTAATGAGGCAAGCATATGTTGTAGTATTATGTTTCATCGCTTATAGGAGCCTCCTTTTTTCAAGAGTACATATTTGATATGTGCTCTTTTTTCATTCCCCTTTACGAATAATCTTTTTTACCTTACACATACTAACTACAAGTCAGCTTCCCATGACTACACTCTTTCAAAACGGAGTTTGCTCCTCCGAACTGTTTAGGCACACGGCAGGTAACTTAGTCAATTACCTGCCATTTTCTATTCAAATAACGCTTTTGTTCGCTTCAAACCAATTTACTATTATTTGAAAAAACGTAAACATTTATTCAATGTTTTTTCTGAATACTCATGTTATTATTTAATCGCTGGCGTTCACCATCCCAAGAACTCAGCACCCTGTACTTTCTATATGATGAAAGTACAGGGTTTATTTATAGGTTTATCCCTCAATCATTTCTGTATATTTGTACAAAATTCAAATTTTTATTAATAATCATTTACGATTACATCAACACGACTCCAAACTTCTACTTTTTCATATCCTGCAATTAATCCATTCTTCATTAAACCGATAATGGAGTTTTTTGCTGCTTCTTCGGTTTCGATAACAGCTACATTACTTTTTCTTGCAAAGGTATCTAATGTGTAAATAATGTACATGTATTTCATCCCTCATCCTCCTCGAGTTCTGTAACAGTTATATAATTTCTAGCATTCTTTCGGTTTGCTATTCTCCTTTGATACGCTGGTCTTGTATAGAAACGAACCGTTGCAGGAAGTACGCCCATATAATCAGCACATTCCTTTGCAGTTCCAATACATACGAATGATTCACCTTTATAAACGACGTACTCCTTTAAGTTCATTTTTTATTCTCCTTTTCTAATAAAATAGCGTTTTTGTTTTAATTTCCAGTTATCTTATCAAACAATTTAATAGTGAATCCTATAGGGAGTAAAACGAACGTACACATAAACATCCCAAGTAGAAAATACCCGATATTCTCATAGTTTTTCCTTTGATAAAAATCACGTACTTTTAGATTTACCATCGTTTTCCTTCCTTTCTCCAAAATAAGGATTTTGTTTAAATTACTTCTAGACTTTACATAACCATTTTCTTTAGTGACAAGCTTCATAAATCTAAAGTAAGGCATACACTATTAAGAATTTATTCATAAAACACTTTACTTACACCACTTATCATTTTAAGAGCACACATATTTGTGTGTTCTATTCTTTTGTAAACAAATAACTATTTTATTAAATTTTACATATGCAATCGCTTGTCCCTTTCACTTTGCTCTATTCCCGCATCTACTATTAGTAATACAAATTTTTAGAGGTGAAATTATAATGAACGAGTTTTTATCATCCGCTGCATTTAATCCGGGTTCTATCGGACCTACACTTCCACCTGTTCAACCCTTTCAATTCCCTACAGGTCCCACCGGGAATACAGGACCTACGGGTAGTACTGGTCTCACTGGACCAACTGGGAATACAGGACCTACGGGTGGTACTGGATTCACTGGTTCAACAGGATTTACGGGTAGTACTGGTCCCACTGGTGCAACTGGGAATACAGGATCTACGGGTAGTACAGGACCCACCGGCATAACTGGGCCAACTGGGCCGACTGGGCCGACTGGACCGACTGGGCCAACACTATTTTTCACTTCCCTTGCACCAGATCCCGAACCTATAGAACTTCCAGCTAATACAAATAACTTTTTAATTATGGAGGTTTTTGTCCCTATCGAAAGCCCAAATGATAAAGTCTTATTAAACGCAACGATCGGCACTGACCTTGTTATTCATACCCTATCTGATGGAAGCACATCCTTTACTGTGGATGCTATTACGTATCAGTTATTCCGAAATGATGTTTTACTAACAAGTTCAAGTGTATCCGGTAAATATGAAGTTGGTAGTAATTTGGATATAACTTTTCCTTTTAACTCCACATTTACATGGGTAGATACCCCAGGTGATCCAATATTTCCGCCAGACCCAGTTCATTATCGTATTGTTGCGAATATAGGAGATCTTAGTGAAACTGTATCATCTGCTCTAGTCGGAAATCGTGGATTTTCTGCTGTAAGATATCCGACTGATCCAGTTTAATTAAAAATAGTAATCACCCATCCCACTAAGAAAATTTAAATATTTATCTTCTATAATTAATTGAGCAGTTAGCTTTGCTAACTGTTCTTTTTCTTTAAAATAACGCTTTTGTTATAAAACATTTATTCCTACAATTACAATGAATGTGAATGTAACATCCCATTCGTCATACGCAAAACTGTATTTCTACCAAAATTTAACATATCCTTCTTGTAAAGCATTACTACGCATCATATCTTTTTTCTCATTTCTTACTTCAACTGGCTTTTTACCTGTTTTTCTTAACGATCGCTCCCTTGTAGAATACTTACTTTAAATTGAGGCATTCTATTATTATGTAAGGTATTTATTCAATTCTAAGGAGTGTGAATTATGACAGAGATATTCGATGAATCTAAGGTTGCGGATTACGCGCCTCAAGACAGAACATTTCCACGTGAAGTCCAATCTATAACGGATGTGGGTCGAGTTCTGGGTGGAACCATAGTTGAATTCGGCTTTCATAACGAAAGTGGTCCCGCTCATCTAAAACCCGGTCGCACCATGGAACAGAGAAAGCGTGTAACTCGACCGGCGGGGGCAAACTGGACTTTTGTCGGGTTAAGCTCAATCAACTGTGCCTTCACTGACGGGAATTTGAGTGCACCTAATTTGCGCGAACGGCCACTGGGACAACTGCTTGCCTCTACCTGGGTAGAGGGTGACGATATCGTATGCCGAATGCGGCTCACTGATGTGAACATGGACGACGCATGTATGATGCAAGTCATAGTCAATGTGCTATTTTTTCAACCATAGAACAGGATGAGAATTTCCCAGTACAGTAACGAGGTTGAAAATCAAAAGAATTGACGAAAATCTGTACAAATAGCGAATCATCTAAGGGCTACCGATTAACGGTAGCCTTTACTCGTTATTTATAGTTTTGAAACTATTGATTTTTACAAGATTAAAAAATCCAATCTTTCTTGCAATATTTAATCTCCACTTTCTCATCTCCATTTCTTAACAAAATTCAAATTTTGTCTTACTTCACATCTACACGTTTTTGACTAGCTTCTCGACTAAATCCTTCTGGGTATCTTGTTGCTAATTTAGATATATTCATTTGAGCGATATCTTCTAGGGTATATCCCATTTCGTGAGACATGATTGAAATATAGTACAAGATGTCGCCTAGCTCTAAAGCGATTTTATGTGTGTTCCCTTCTTCTTCTCCTGGACAATGAGCCGGATCAAATCCATGACCATGAAAAATAGCTTTTTTTACAATATCAGCAACTTCACCAGCTTCTCCCGTAAGCCCTAATGCTGCATTTAAAACACGTCCACCGAAATCGTTATTTGTATTCCATGTACGTAATGCCGCTTCTTGATATTGATCTAATTCACAAATTTGATTGATATCCATTACAGCTTGTCCACCCTTTGATTCGCTAACTAATTTAGTTGTTGCATATACACCGTTTTCCATTACTTTCATTTTTACTCGCTCCTTCAATAATTTAATTAAGAAACCCGTTTTTCTGTTTTTACCAAACTATTAAGCATGTACTCTAAACCAAACTGGTCCAATATTAACGCTGCTAATTCAATTTGATGCCTTCCTAGCCTGTTTGCTATATCTTCAATACTGAACCGCTTCAACCATAAATCCTTGAAACTTTCAATATCTTTCTCTTTCCAAAGAAAGTCCATTTCCTCTAAAGTGATATATACATATGGAGGTAACTCACTTTCGGATTTACAACGCACTTTTTCGCTACCAATTTCCCCTAACCCAATAGAGCGTTTATGAATTTTGTACTTATCCACTTGATCTAAAATAAGAACCGCAATTTCAATTGGTTTTCTTTTAAGTTCTTTTACAATCTCAGCAAAACTACAGTTACTATTCCATAGCTCGCGAAAGTGAAACACCTTTCTTAAGTCCCAAAGAAAGTTCACTTCTTCCAATACCACATGAATTTTAAAATCGTTCATTTGGTACACCCCTTACACATGATAATTATTTTATCTTTTCAGTAAACTTAGTATCCACACGATCAACTTTACCGTTTACCCAAACAGCTACTTGCTCACCAAATCCGCTCATTGGTGGATTTACTGCTGTTACATTTCCGTCCTTCACTATTAAAAGTTTGTTGCTGCTAACATCAATTTCTATTTTTTTCATATGTCTATCTCCCTCTTACTACCGCATGTACTCGACAACATCAGGTTTAAATCCACTTCCTAAATAAATCCGTACTGGTATTATTTCTTTTTTATCCCTTGCCGCCTTACACAATTCTTCCGCTGTTTCCCAATTAAACAGCTTATCTACAGCTCTTTGAAATCTCCAAATTGCCATTACATATTGTTCAAAGATGTCATAGCGATCATCTTGTTTAGTTGTGCGTGGTAATTCATCCGTACCCTTTGCATTTCTTGGAACTTGGACACGTACATCTGCAAATGTAACGCGTCCAGTTCCTTTCTTTACGCTTGCTTTCATCACATCGAACTGACAAATTTCCGGTTCTACATCGAAAATATTGAGTTGTTTAGGCATTTACAATCCCACTCTTCTCAATAACGCCCAGCAACTTACTTGCGCCTTCCTTACTTAAAAACATGCGACCATCTAGCAATTCCATGTTTGATTCGGAAACTTCACCCGTTACAAAGCACGACTTTTCATGTTTTCTTAAAACGATGTTTTCGCCTTCAACATGAAAGCCTAATGCTGTACCTTCAGCAATCCCCAAAGTTCTGCGTAACTCTACCGGAATTACTACACGTCCTAGCTCGTCTACTTTTCTTGCAACACCTGTGTTTTTCATTTCTTGCTCCCCCTTGTTAACTTACTCTTTGTTGTTGATTATGTTGTAACTCTTGCTTCATTGACTCGAATTTTATTAACCATGCTTCCCAGCGTTTATCATTTTCTTGTTGCTGTTGCTTTGCTACGTCACAATTACAACCTTCCGTTAGACCTACACCTGGATAAATTTCTTTACGAATAATTCCTGTATTACGGCATGATACACACATGATTATTCCTCCCTTTTGAAATTTCGCAAACTGTAATTTTCACCATACATTTTCAACACTTGAGTATCTTCCATAATCCGACTAAACTCACGTTCTCCATACATTCCAGCTAACTCCATAACTCCAAAGTTCGTTGTAATTAAGTTTGTTCTACCTAACCTGCGCTCGAGAATATCCTTTGTTTTTGTTTTCTTCCAAGTGACTCCTTCAGCATCTTTTTCTGTAAACTCTGCGCCAAAGTCATCTAATACAAGTACATCTACATTTGCAATAATAGACATCAGCTTGTCTTCTGTTAGTTCACTATTCTTGTTCCATGTAGATGTGATTTTTGTAAAAAGTGCGTTCATTTCAATAAACATTGCACTGTAACCTTTTCTCATAATTTCTTTTGTAGCCGCTACACATAAATGACTTTTTCCGACTCTGTAGCTCCCCGTAATTACGATGCTCTCTGACTTCTTAGGATCAAAATCTTTAGCAAAATCCATAATTACACTTTTCACATTCGCTAATTCTTCTGTAGGTGGTATATAACTATCAAAAGTAGCTTTTTTTAATTTAGGATTTATAAGGCTGTTATCTGAAAACGAATCATATAAATGAATGATTTCGTTTTTCTTCTTGATAGCTAGTGTTTCTTTTGCAAGTTGCTGGTCCTCTTGCTCTACCGATCTACATTGTGGACAAAACTCTTCATTTGTTTTTGCATCTATAAGTAAACGTTTATTACAAACGTCTTTAATTTTGTCTTTGCCGACCAAGAAAACATTTGTACATCTATTAGGAGACAACACATAACTTTGAGCAAATTTACTCAAAATCGTATTTTTCGATGAAGCTACTGTTTTTCTTAACGCTTGCATTGTTTTTCTCTCCTTTTTTACCTTTGTTTTTAAACTCTATTTCTGCTGCATTAACATCAGCTAAAGTACGAATGTTTTTATTAACCCACTGTTTTAAAATGCCCTCAGCATAATTCCATTTCTTTTGATGTTTCAAAGCACGTTCCATAGCTGCCTGTACAAGTTCTTCGCTTGTATCGTTTACCCATTGCGAAATACTTTCGGCTATGAATGAATTTAAAATCCCGAAATTATTTTCGTAGAAAGAGAAGATGCTACTACTACTTTGTATATTAGTATTTTGTTTTTTAGTACTTAGTAAATTATCAGTACTTAGTAGTGTCTGTTTTTCCACTGGATGGTTCTCCATATCACTGGTTTCCCTGTCATTGGATTCCCGTCTACTGGTTTTTCCACTGACTGGTTTTTCCACTAACTGGTTTTCTGACTCTGTGGATGGGACTTCGTAAACTGCTGTTTCCCAATGTGATATTTTACCTGTTTTTGGATCTTGAACAGGATACCTTTTTAAATATCCTGCTTTTTTTAATTCTTGTATAGTTTTGGTGGTTGTTTCTTTTCCGTCTTTGGCGTGCTGGCTAAGTTCAGTTGCATGAAACGTCCAATCATCTGGTAAAGAAAGCATGTATGCTAATAACCCTTTTGCTCTCCAACTTAATTTCTCATCCCGTAATGGCGTATTATGAATAACTGAATAATTAACATCTTTTTTAACTCTAAAAATCCCCATTGTTTTACCTCCTCGTACAAATCGCTACATATGCTTGTCCACTTTTGATAATTCGTTGAATTTCATAATGCGGATAACCAACTTTGAAATACTGTTCGATCATCTTCATTAATTCATCCTTGCTCTCTACTAAGCCCCAGAACTTATTAGGTAATAGCACTTGATATTCAGTTAAATCCATGTACTATTCCCCTACTTCCCGTGATATACTTATAACAAGTTGTTTTTTCTTAAGGACCCACTGCCATGGGTCTTTTTATTTTGTTTCACATCACTCCAAGCCCATTTCTTTATTGGCTCATAAGTGATGTAAAGCAACCATGAACTACATGCGATTAACATTGCAAATATGACTAATGATGTTGTATCTTCCACTAGATCACCTCCTTACCTTTCAGATAGCCATTGCAACAAAAACTCTTTAGCTTTTTGAGATGGAAAGTACCATTTTGAACCAACTTTAAATTTTGGGAACCTTGAATCAAAGAAAAATTCTTTTTGAATTGTGTTCCAACTCATACATGTTCTTCTTTTTAATTCATTCGTATCCCAAAATACTAACTCCGCATCGACAGTTCTTATTTTTTCTTCGACTTTTTCTAAGTAAATTTTTCTAACTTCTTTTTCATCAACTTGTACACTAATCATTTTTCACATCTCCTTTTCTAAAAGTATCTATTATTGGGTGCGCTCAAAGTTGAGCTGACTCCATTCTGTTTCATTTGCCTCAATTAACTTTTCTAGTTGGACCTCGATATCACGCATTACGTTTTTATGTTCTTTTCCAAACATTTGAGCCATTGTCAAACTATCCGTAATCACCTAATTTCTTTCCATAAAAACAAACTCACTTACTGGATATTGCAATGTTTGTAATTGATTCATTTTCATTTTCTTTTTCCTCCATCCTTTCATTTACTCTCGAAACGCGAGTAGGATTATAAAAAAAATTATCTACCGATACATCAAAGAACTCCGCAATTCGCATAGCTATATTCCATCTTGGATTCTTCTTTCCTTTTTCAATTTCACAATAATAGTTAGAAGAAATATCTAGAATTTTAGCTATTTCTAATTGCTTAAGACCTTTATCTTCTCGCAATTTAATTAACCATTCTCTTTTCATGTTTACCTCCGATGTCGTATGTTTGATTTTAGTATACTCGCGTTTCGCGAATAAGTAAATATTTTTTTGTTTTTTTGTAATAAAATAAATTCGCGTAGCGCGATAAAAATATTGATTTTGTTCTGTGAAATGTTATCTTTAATTATAGGGAGGTTTTATATATGAACATAGGGGAACGTTTAAAGTATTTAAGGAACAAGCAAAAATGGACTATGAAAGATATTTCTTCCAAATTAGGAATAGGAGACTCAACCTATAGCGGATACGAAACTAATTATAGAAAGCCAGACGCTGAAATGATCTGTAAATTAGCTGACTTGCATAATACAACCACTGATTATATTTTATGTAAGACTGATGATCCAACATTAGAAAAAACAACATCTTCTAATATCAAGGATTTCTTTGATAATCAAAAATTGCATTGGGACGGAAAAGAATTATCTGAAGATGATGTAGAGAGCCTTAAAGATTTATTAGAAGTTGCGGTCAAGCGAATGCTTAAATAAAGAAAAAGGATTAGCAAGATGCTATTCCTTTTTTTAGCTGGAGATTCTTTTGAAATGATTGCAATTCGACCTCATTTAGTAATCCTTGCTTACGTAATTCTTCCATCATATAAATTACATCTGCATTCACACTTTCGCTCCCCAATAATACTTGTATCATTTGTTTAACCTGTATTTCTACCCCTTTATTCATCACAATAATTTCCCTCCCTATTAATTGGTAATAATTAGGTGTCGATTTTTCGTCATTCAACTAAAAACCAACACATCTTGAAAATTACGAAAGAGGCTGCGAAATCGCAACCTCTAACTTTTTATTAACTATTTTATTTTTATTATTAAAGCCCACCAGGCTCAGACATCATATATTGTACTTGTTGTTTAACTGGTTGTTCTTTACTTTCATTAGTTGCTGCGCCTACATTCAATGATAGAGTTAAAGCACTCATAATACATAAAACTGCTAGACTAATTTTTTTCATCCTCATCCCACTTTCTTTTCTAATGATGCTAACACACGCTTTACAGCATTAGCATAGTGATAGTTTCCTACCCTTTCAAAGCGCTTCAAAGCCTCTCTTAATCCCAGTATATCATTGTTAATTCTGGAAATATAGTACATTGTGAACGGAGAATCCAGTTTTCTTTCCCTAGCTAATTCTTCAAACATTTTTAGTGCTTTATTCTTATCTCCATATAAGCCTTCATAATATGCAACTTCAGATAAATCAATACAAGAAAAATCTATTTTATCTAAATTAAACCCGTTATCGATATACAGAAAAGCAAGTGTAGATTGAAAAGACTTATACTTTCTACTATCTTTCGAAATCCCATTTTCGTTTAAATATTTTAGACTTTGTAATAAATATTTTTCTGACTTCAAAACATCAGAAAACAGATAACTCTCTCCGAGCCCACATAAAGCCGTTGCCTTTATGATGGGTGCTTCTAATTCAGATTTTAATATTGCATCACATTTAATTCTGCATGTTTCTAAATCTTCGTTAAACAAATTTATGTAAGCACTTCGAACATTGTAATGTATCTCATGACAAGATTGTATAAATGCATTCTTTATAGTTATTAAGTTTTTCTCTACTTTATCTGAATAAGGCAGCATAGCTCTGTAGTTAAAAATATCGTACATCGAAAAACTATATAACATATTTACTAAGACTTGAACTTCTGGATCATTTGCAAACATAACTTTATCCATGTCATCAATTAAAGATTGTCCTCGTTTAACATTTTGGCTTCTGCAATTAAATAACTTGTAGATTTTAAAGTATTTCCTTAAATGAATTTTTTTTTGATGTTTCTCTATAAGCTTATCTATAACCTCATACTCACCAATTCCTTGACAATAACATAACGCTTTGCGAATGTTTAAATCTCCCGAACATAGCATGATAAATTCATTAAGAATCTCTTTTCGTTCCTCCATATCTTCAAAAAGTATTGAAGCTACAGGTAAAAACTTATCAAATTTCATTTCTGAAGTTGTACCACTTACTGCATCCGTTATTACTACGCGATCTACTCCAGTTTTCCGTTCGATATCTGGGAATGTTAATTCCATTCTCTCAGATTGTTTTTTAATACGTTTCATTAACTCTTCCACAATAAAAACACTTCCCTTTGCTGAACACAGGACGCCATTCTAACAATATTTTTCAAGTTGGAAACGAAAATACGAGAAGGGAATATCTTAATTTTGTGTTATACTTGGATGTGACTCGTATGTGGCAAGTGTTTCCTAAGTCGAAGTTAGGGAACGGTTTAAGAGGCGGTGTGAGAGTCCCTCTTGAACACGCTCATATGGGTCTTTTTCGTTCGTTATAGTTACTTTAATACTATCACGAATTTTTACAATTTTAACAAAACAATTATTAATCAAATGTTGAGAAACTTTTTTCATCGCTATAAATCAACATTTAGTTGTATATGCAATTTTGCATTTCATGTTTTAAAGTCCCATATGCATATATTATCACTAATCATCAAAAAACAGAACGCAAGTTCTCGTTTTTTGATGATTATCTTCGAAAAACCAATCAAAATATAAATACTGATTGTTTTACAATCAATTATAGATATGAAGAATATAAAAATATCTACAGTGTTGTGACAGCACTTAATGAACAGGTTAATTCTCCAACTGGAAGTCTAATTTCATTCAATCAAACCTTTTAATTTTTCCCATAATTTACTTACAAAAATCGTAATTAATTGTAAAATTAATTTTAAGAAAGATTTTGAGTAACAAGGAAGGGGAAAATTAAAAATGACAATGATTTATGATAACAGGCCTTTTGAGATTAATGTAACCTCAGATTTATTTGGCACACATTTCAAAGCAGATGCAATAAAAAATATGCTAGAAAATAATAATGATTATTTTGAAAAGAATAATATGGTCGCTTTATACGGTGAATGGGGAAGCGGCAAAACTTCGGTAATGGAATACATAAATAAAAATATTACTAATTACAATGTTGTATTTTTTGAGGCATGGAAATATGAAAAGGATTCAAACCTTTCACTATCATTATTCGAAATGATTTTAGATAAAGTTGAAGCAGAAAAGGATGCTCTCGGACAAGTACTAGAAGATGCAAAACTAATTGGGAAAACTCTTTTAAATTTCAGTAAAAATTTACTATTCAATTACAAAATATCTCTTTTAGGAATGACCGTTAATGTCGATCAAGCTGCTAAAGATACTATAAAAGAGATGGATGAACTTATAGAAAGAACATCTTTTTACACAACTTTAAAAAAATTTAATACCTCTTATAACGAATTACTAGAGGCGTATTATGAAAAAACTGGTAAAAAATTATTAGTTTTTATTGATGATCTAGATAGATGTTCTCCTGAAAATGTATTGGATTTGATTTCATCAATAAAACATTTCTTTATTGATTCAGATAAAGTTGTTTATTTTTGTGGAGTAGATAAACATGCGGTTAGTAAAGCAATAAATATAAGGTATCAAAATATAATTAAGTCAGAGGAATACCTTGAAAAAGTGTTTGATGTAACATTTAATATGCCTGAAATTCAAAATATCGATAAACTTTTAGAAGATTTTATTTCACGGGTAAATCTATTTAATCCAGTAGCTGATGAGAATTTTAATTTTTTAAAACAGTTATTTTTACAAATAAAATTTACAAATCCAAGAAAGTTAAAAAAGTTATTTAATAAATATATATTTTTATGTACGTTAGATAAATCAAATAGTAGTGGGATATACTCATATATTCCCAAAGATTTTAGCAATCACGAGCCAGTACAAATGATATTTACATTATTTATTATTTTACTGCATGAATTTAATAGGGAAAATTTTGATCTCATATTTAATAATGAGTTCAAGGTAGGAAAACTTAGAAATATATTTAACTTAGAGTCCGAATTTTATTCTAGTATAGATAATTCTACACTGCCGTTTAAGCATTATTTGAATTACTTAACAAATAGATGGACCAATGAACCATTAATTGTCTCCAAATATATTGGTGATTCTATTAGATTGCAAGACGGTAATAACAGCCTCTTTGAGTTGTTATTGTTATTTGCTCCTCTTGACATAAATGGAAATCCACCTTTTTTAGGCCAGCAAAGACGTTCAGAAAACCTTAGACAATTGCAAGCATTTGTCTATCAATTCCAAGCTTCAGAGGATAAAGTTTTAAGTTCATTCAATTCACACATATTAAATCTTTTTGTATTTAACGATGATTTATCAGATGATCTAGAATTTGATGTTCATAGCTTAGTGAAAATGGTGAATTTTTACTTATAATAAAAAGGACCTAAATGGTCCTTTTTGTTATACCCCAGTGCCAGGTCCAAATAGCTTTTGCTTACCAATTCCACCACCTGGTCCATATAAAGATGACCATCCTCCTGGATCAGCTGTTTCGTGACCACCTGGGTCACCAATAAAACTCTTCATCTTTCCATTCCCCTTTCTTATTCTGAATACAGAATTATTTTAGCACGTACGTTCTATATATGTAAGTTTTCTTTTACAGTAATTAGGTTAACATGCTATTATTCAATTACAGTTAATGTACAAGATATACACCTAAATGTATATTAGCTTAAACACATGAAAAGGAGGTTTCTTATGGCTAGCTTTAGAAAAGTAAGCAACGGTTGGCAATATAGGATTAAGTTCAAAGACCCCTATACTCACCAGTACAAAGAAAAGACTAAACGTGGCTTTAAAACAAAAAAAGAAGCTCAAATTGCGGCTGCTGAAGAAGAACAAAGGATATTGAATGGTTTTGAAATCGAAAACGTTCCAACATCTTTGAAGTACTTTTTAGAAGATTGGCTTAAATTGTACAAAGAAAATACCGTAAGAAAAAACACGTTCATCCTACACAAAAGAAACGTTGAAAAACACATCATCCCATATTTTAAAAATATAAATCTAAAAGATTTGAAACCGATGATGTATCAAAACTTTATTAATCATCTTACTGATCAAGGATACAGTAAGGGAACTGTAAAGATAATTCACCGAACTATGAATAATGCAATGTGTAAGGCTATTAGTTTAAAAAAGATTGGAACAAACCCTTGTGATGATGTTGTAATTTCAAATAAAAACCAAAAAAAAGAGGAAGGTCTCAAGTATATGCGTACAGAAGACATTCCACGATTCTTAAAAGCATCTTATCAATATAATTATATCTATTATATCTTTTTTAAGACACTTATCAATACCGGAATGCGAAAAGGGGAAGCTGCCGCTCTTCAATGGAGCGACATCGATTTTAAAGAACAAACCATAAATATTACAAAAACATTAGATTTTCATGCTAAGATGGGTGAAGAACTATTTGGTGATACAAAAACGTTTTCGTCCAGACGAACAATTATGATTCCAGCTCCACTTGCTAAAGATTTGTTAAATCATAAAAAATGGCAAAATGAAAATAAATTAGTATTACAAGAAAGCTATAAGCATGAATTGGATTTAATCTTCACCAGATCAGATGGTAACTTCTTACCAAAATCAACTTTATTCAATGCCTTTTCAAGAATTTTAAAAAAGGTAAACATACCTAGTCTTGATATCCACTCTCTAAGACATACACATGCTGTTTTATTATTAGAATCAGGCGCTAACTTAAAATATATACAAGAACGATTAGGTCATAAAAGTATTGAAATGACATCTAATGTCTATTCTCATATTAGTGACAAGATAAATAAAGACTCTATTTCTGAATTCGAAAAGTATATGAGCAATGTTTTAGAGTAGAATTTTTTTTGGTATTTTTCGTGGCTGTTTTGTGGCTGTTTTTCATTTTGCAACCACATGAAATTATAATAAGAGGGAAATAAAAAACCCTTGATACCTGTTGTATCAAGGGTTCAAGCCTCTTAGTATAGAGACATATATTGATCGCGTTCCCATTGGTGAACTTGCGTGCGGAAAATATCCCACTCAATCTCTTTTGCTTCGATGAAGTGCTCAAGTAAATGTTCTCCTAGTGCACTGCATACTACTTCATTAGATTGTAATGTAACTAACGCTTGCGCTAATGTTGCTGGTAAGTCAACGATACCTGCTTCTTCGCGCTCTTCTTTTGTCATTACATAGATGTTACGGTCTACTGCAGCTGGTGGAGTTAATTTATTTTTAATTCCGTCAAGACCTGCAGCTAATAATGTAGCCATTACTAAATATGGGTTTGCAGCTGGGTCAACACTACGTACTTCTACGCGTGTACTAATACCACGAGATGCAGGGATACGTACTAATGGGCTACGGTTTTGTGCAGACCATGCTACGTAACAAGGAGCTTCATATCCAGGCACTAAACGTTTGTAAGAGTTTACAGTTGGGTTTGCTACCGCTGTAAATGCTGGTGCATGTTTTAAAATACCTGCGATAAAGTGACGAGCATCATCACTTAATTGTAAATCACCGTTTTGATCGAAGAATACGTTCTCACCATTTTTAAATAGTGATAAGTTACAGTGCATACCTGAACCGTTCACACCGTATAATGGTTTCGGCATAAATGTTGCATGTAAACCATGTTTACGAGCAATTGTTTTTACAACAAGTTTGAATGTTTGAATGTCATCACATGAGCGAATTGCATTTGCATATTTAAAGTCAATTTCGTGTTGACCTGGTGCAACTTCATGGTGAGACGCTTCAATTTCAAAGCCCATTTCTTCAAGCTCAAGAACGATATCACGACGACAGTTTTCCCCTAGATCCATCGGCGCAAGGTCGAAGTATCCACCGTTATCGTTTAATTCTAATGTTGGATTTCCTTTTTCATCAACTTTGAATAGGAAGAATTCTGGCTCTGGTCCAAGATTGAAATCTGAGAATCCTAAAGCTTCCATTTCTTTTAATACACGTTTTAAATTGTTACGTGGATCTCCATCAAATGGAGCACCATCTGCAGTATAAATATCACAGATTAAACGAGCTACTTTACCTTTTTCAGCTGTCCAAGGGAAAATTACCCAAGTATCTAAATCTGGATATAAATACATATCAGATTCTTCAATACGTACGAAACCTTCAATAGACGATCCATCAAACATCATTTTGTTATCAAGAGCTTTTGTTAATTGGCTCACTGGAATTTCTACGTTTTTAATTACTCCTAAAAGGTCCGTAAATTGCAGACGGATATACTTTACATTCTCTTCTTTCGCCAAACGGAAAATATCTTCTTTTGTGTACCTAGCCATTATAAATTCCTCCTTAGTCCCTCTAAACACCTTCAGAATCAGTTATCTTTAGTGAAAAAACCTTGAAATGTCACCTTGTCGCAATGAAGTTCGATTAAATCTACCTGTATGTTGTAGTTCATCTCGAAGTATTTTGCGAAGCTCCGTTTTTGAAATTTCTTTCGTTTCTTCTTTTACTTTCACTGCTTCTGTTTGATTTTCTTTCATTAGTAACACTTGCTTAATACCAGCCATATTTAAGCCTTGATCTAATAAATCTTTAATCTCTAACAACTTATCTACATCGTTAAATGAAAATAATCTACGATTCCCCTTTGTACGGGTTGGAGAAACAAGATTATGCTCTTCATAGTAGCGAATTTGACGTGCAGACAATTGTGTTAAATCCATAACAATACCAATAGGAAACAGCGGGGCAGAACGTCTATCTTCTTTCATTGTTTCAGTTCCTCCTTCGCCTTAACTGCTTCTTATTTTATATTATGTTATGTTTAGTGTCAATAGATGTTAGCTTTTCTTACATGATTTTTTAAAGTTTTTTTCATTCTTTTTTCTAATGGCACAAATCATTACTTTTACACGAAAAAAGCTGCCGAAATCGACAGCTTCCCTTTAAGAAATTGTTAATAATTTTTTTTCAATTAACGCATCAATCGCAGAACAAATTGCAATCTTCACATGAGAATACGTTAATCCCCCTTGTACATAAGCAACGTAAGGCGGACGAATTGGGCCATCAGCCGACAATTCAATACTTGCACCTTGAATAAACGTTCCTGCAGCCATAATTACATCATCTTCATAACCCGGCATATAGTTTGCGTACGGAGTGAAATGAGAATTAATCGGAGATGCATATTGAATCGCTTGACAAAAGGCAATCATACGATCTTTATCATCGAATTGAACAGATTGAATTAAGTCCGTTCTTGACGCATTCCACGCTGGTGACGTGTTCATTCCTAACTTTTCTAAAAATGCCGCTGTAAAGATTGCACCTTTTAGTGCTTGTCCTGCTACATGCGGCGCTAAGAAGAACCCTTGGTACATTTCTTGTAAACTGTATAAAGATGCCCCTGCTTCAGCACCAATCCCTGGAGATGTTAAACGATATGCACATGCTTCAACATATTGTTCTTTCCCAACAATGTAACCACCAGTTTTAACGATTCCACCGCCTGGGTTTTTAATAAGCGAGCCCGCCATTAAATCTGCACCTACATGGCACGGCTCTTGTTCTTCAATAAACTCGCCATAACAGTTGTCAACAAATACAACTACATCAGGTTTAATTTCCTTAACAAACGAAATCATCTCTTTAATTTGAGAAATAGTAAACGACGGACGAGTAGCATATCCCTTTGAGCGCTGAATACCAATCATCTTCGTATTACTATGAATCGCAGCCGCAACAGCTTCAAAGTCCACAAGCCCCTCTTCCGTTAACGAAACTGCGTTATAACCGATATTATATTCTTTAAATGACCCTACACCTTTTCCGCGTACACCAACGATTTCCTCTAACGTATCATACGGTTTCCCCGTTATGTATAGTAGCTCATCTCCCGGACGTAAAATACCAAATAAAGCTGTTGAAATCGCATGAGTCCCCGAAATAATTTGCGGACGAACAAGACCCGCTTCCGCTCCAAATACATCAGCATACACTTTTTCTAATGTGTCACGACCAATATCGTCATATCCATAGCCAGTCGTTGGAATAAAATGCGAGTCACTAATTTTATGTTTACGAAAACTTTCTAATACACGAAATTGATTACTTTCAATCACTTCATCTGCACGTTTATGCACTTCTGTAATTTGACTTTCTACTTCTTTTACAATAGGAGCCATTTTTTCTCCATTTTTTAAACGATCAAACATTATCATTTTCTCCTTCTTCCACTAAAAATCGCTTTAACTGCCCATTATATGGCGAATAGGCAAATATATATCCTGTACAATTATATACAAATTTATCTTCCAAAAATTCCATCTTTGTTAATAGAGTTTCCGTCTTTAATAACGTTAACAACTTACCTTCACTCGGAGGAATCTCCACTTGATATGGATCCATTTCTTCCTTCATTTTCGTTTCTATCGCTTCTTTTATATGTAATAAATCGCTTTCTTCAAAAGCACTAGTCATTAAGAAGTCGCTTTTCGGAAACGGAATAAAATTTTGATGTAATGTATCTTTTTTATTGTATAACGTAATAACCGGAATATGATTAATTTCAAGTTCTGACAATAACTTCTTTACCGTTTTCTCATGCCCTACATAGTTTGGATCTGCAGAATCAACAACATGTAAAATAACATCTGCTTCACCAGCTTCTTCTAGTGTTGAACGAAAAGCTGCAATTAACGACGTAGGTAAATCTTGTATAAAACCAACCGTATCAGTTAGCAACACTGTATAACCAGAAGGTAACGGCATCTTCCTTGTTGTCGGATCTAACGTTGCAAACAATAAGTTTTCTTCAAACGTATCCGCTTCCGTTAATCTATTAAATAGCGTCGATTTCCCTGCATTTGTATATCCTATTAATGAAACTTGAAATACTTTATTATCTTTTCTTCTCTCACGGTATCTTTTTCGATGTTCCACAACAACCGCAAGTTGTTTCTTTATTTCATCAATACGCGATCGAATATGACGACGATCCGTCTCAAGTTTCGTCTCACCCGGCCCTCTTGTTCCAATACCACCACCAAGACGTGACAAAGACAAACCTTGCCCCATTAGACGCGGCATTGTATATTGCAACTGGGCTAACTCCACTTGAAGCTTACCCTCTCTCGACTTCGCACGTTGCGCAAAAATATCTAATATGAGTTGCGTTCGATCGATTACTCTTGCATCTAATACTGAGGATAAATTCCGAATTTGACTCGGCGTTAACTCGTTATTAAATATAATAACATCCGGCTCTAATTCTTCTGTTAACATTGTAAGCTCTTCTAATTTACCTTTACCTATATAGGTCACTGGATGAAACTTCGGTCGTTTTTGCGTTGTTGACACTAACACTTTCGCTCGCGCAGTCTTTGCTAACGATGCAAGTTCTTTCATGGAATGCATAAACTGTTCATCGTCATCTTGCTGTAATTGACAGCCTACTAATATGACTTTTTCTTTTTCTTCCATCAAATATGTTCACTCATCCTTTTCGAAATTTAAACCTTCTAATATAATAGCAGAGGAAGCACATTTCATCTAGTTAGCGGGGGAGAAAATTCATGGCATGGGAGATTTTTAGCATCATAGGCACAATCGCATTCGCACTAAGCGGAGCCATTGTTGCAATGGAAGAGGATTATGACATTTTCGGGGTGTATATTTTAGGAATGGCAACCGCATTTGGGGGAGGTGCCCTTCGTAATTTACTAATCGGTTATCCGATTGTCGCGTTTTGGCAACAAGACATGTTATTCCAAATCGCACTTTTATCAATGACAATTATTTTTCTTTTTCCAAATAAATTAATTAAACATTGGAAAAAATGGGAAAACATCACTGACGCTATCGGCTTATCAGCATTCGCCGTACAAGGGGCATTATATGCTCAAAAACTAAATTTACCTATTAGCGCTACAATCGTAGCAGCTGTTTTAACCGGTATTGGTGGCGGTATTATTCGCGATCTTTTAGCCCGTAGAAAACCTCTCGTCCTTCGAGCTGAAGTATATGCTTTTTGGACAATTCTAGCAGGCTTCTTAATTGGGGCTCAAATTATTGTTAGTGATTGGGCTCTTTACACCTTATTCATTTTAATTGTTTGCTTCCGCATGCTTTCTATTCATTACAAATGGCATTTACCGCATCGACGTATCGACACAAACGAACGTTCAATGCATAAATAGCAATTCTAACCTCTTTACATATCGTAAAGAGGTTTTTCTTTTCTAACGATTTTTTCTTTACTTAATGTTTATACTAATTTTTAAAGTGAGGTGAATACAAATGACAAACCACGTTAATAAAGGAGCTCAAAAAAGCTCAGTAAACCAATTTGGGCACGATTCTAATTCAGCACACGAAAAGAGCGCTAAAATGGAACGCTTCCATAAATCTCACCAAGAAAAAGAAAAAAAAGAATAAACGAACATATGCACAAAAAACAGACGCACAGTTTATGTACTGTGCGTCTCCTCTTCCAACATTAAATCAACACTTGATATTCCAATTAAATCATACTTATCATACGTATCTTCTTGCAACAACCGCATAGCCTGTGTACGAATCGATTTTTCAACAATATTCCGTACGTATCGGCCATTACTAAACGATGTAATTTGCGACGAATACTTTACAGCATGTAAATGATCTCTAAATTTCCATTCCGCTTCCTTTGATAACTGGTATTCACGCTCTTCATACATTCTCTTCCCAATTTCCAACAACTGATTTACCGAATAGTCCGCAAACTCAATAATAAACGGAAAACGAGATTGCAGTCCTGGATTTAACGAAAGGAAGTGATTCATCTCTCTTGAATACCCAGCCAAAATCAATACAAAACCATGTTGTTTATCCTCCATATGCTTTACGAGCGTATCAATTGCTTCCTTCCCAAAATCCTTCTCTCCACCTCGAGCTAAAGAATATGCCTCATCAATAAACAAAATACCTCCCATTGCTTTTTTTATTAAATCTCTTGTTTTTTGAGCCGTATGGCCAATGTATTCTCCTACAAGATCAGCACGTTCCGCTTCAACTAAATGCCCTTTTGATAGAATATTCATCTCAAACAACAATTTCCCTATCATTCTAGCAACAGTTGTCTTTCCTGTACCTGGATTCCCTTTAAACAACATATGGAGTACTTGCTTCTCAGATTTCAATCCCATTTCTTGTCTTTTTTTATTTACATAAATCCAAGCATATATTTCTTTTATTATCTTTTTTATATCATCCATCCCAACGAGTTTCCCCATCTCTTCTTCAATTCTTTGCAGCATCTCATGTTTAATTGTAGTTTCATTTGAAATTTCCGTTTTATTTTCTGATGCTGGTAAAGAAATTTTCTTTCGATGGTTTAACACAATATTAATTTGATTATTATTTTTCTTTCGCATCGATTGTTCCATACAATCACCTCATTTTATCCCGCAATTTGCAGGCAGTAAGACTCCCACCTCAAAATTCAGCAAATGCGAGGAAGTTAGGCGGGGGATAACTGCCCGTAAATGCCCAATTGGTGTGGGCTGATAATCAGCGGAGGATGAACAACCCCCCCACTGATTAAAGTTTCACTTTATCCACTCAACACATATTATTATTCCCGTCCTTCTTACAAATGCCTATTTTCAGAAAAGTTTGCTATAATATAAGAAATAATTAAGGTGGTGGGACTATGGAGACAACGGAATTCCATGATACAATACAAGCCTTTTCTATTTTTTTATTGAATAAAGGCCGAAAAACCTCAACCATTAAACGTTATGTTTATGACATTGAAGATTTCGGACATTGGTTAGAAAAAAACAAAAAGCTCCCTTCCAGTAATATATGGGCTACACTTTGTACAAAAGACTACGAAGATTACTTTTCTGACTTAAAAACGAATCGACACTACTCAGAAAAGACGATGCATCGTGTATTTATTGTACTAAATAGAATGAATCATTTCCTAAACATCCCTAATCCATTAAAGAATATGGAAATTTCCATTCAACCAGATCGCGCACTACGAAATGAAGATTTTATTTCATCTAATGAAGAAAAAAAATTAAAGCGTATCGTCACTTCATTGGAAGGACTATCAGAAAAACAACGTCCTGTACGACCTTTATTGATGGATCGTAATATCACTATTTTAAACCTATTAATTGACTATGGTTTATCCCTACAAGAGCTTACAGCATTAACTATGTATCACGTTCACTTTGAAACTAATACATTATCTATCCCAGCAACCGCAGGAGTGGAAAGAACGATTACATTAACAAAAGAAGACAAAAAGCAATTATACACATACTACAAAAGCATCCCTGAACCCGTTCGTCCAAAATACCATAGTAATGACCCACTGTTTGTCGCATTCGATTTTAACCGCGGAACATACAGATGGGTATACGAGAATGATTCACCGAAGGGATTAACAGAAATCGCTATCCAAAAAATGATTCGCCTTGAAGTAGCTAGAGCTAATTTACGCAAAGGCATCTCAGGACAACACTTTCGTAACACCTATATTTTAAACTTAATAAAAAAAGAAACGCCGGAATCAGAAATTATAAAACTAGCTGGATTCAAATCAAAAGTTTCACTAAAACGATATTATAAATACGCAGAAAATAGAAAAAACGCCTTATTGTAAGGCGTTTTTTCTATTTTTTTCTTTAAACAAACGATTTTACTATGACCATTTAACTAATTTTTGCATTTACTATGATGAGTTTCATTCACATTCTCATTAGAAAGGAGAGATTTAATGTCTCGTTATGACGACAGTCAAAACAAATTCTCCAAACCATGCTTTCCAAGTAGTGCCGGGCGAATCTCAAACACACCATCCATCCCAATTTCTAAAGCACAAATTAGAACATTTCGAGCGATTATTAACGATTTAATTAAAATAATTCCAAAACTTTTCGCCAATCCATCTCCTAAAAACATCGAAGATTTAATTGATACATTAAACCTACTAAGTAAGTTCATCTGTTCGCTAGACGCTACTTCCTCCCTGAAAGCGCAAGGATTAGCTATTATAAAAAACTTAATAACTATATTAAGAAATCCAACCTTCGTAGCAAGTGCTGTATTTGTTGAACTCCAAATTTTAATTAATTATTTACTTTACATTACAAAGTTATTCCGGATCGATCATTGTACACTCCAAGAACTCCTTAAATTAATTGCAGAGTTACAAACTACTCTAGTTAATTCAGCTTCGTTCGGCAGAGGGCCTACTGGACCTACTGGACCTCGGGGTAACACGGGCGCTACCGGTGCTACTGGACCTACTGGACCTCGAGGTAACACGGGCGCTAACGGTGCTACTGGACCTACTGGA